CACTTAGTAGTTCAATAGGGGTTAAAAGTGATACAAATGAATCGGCTTGATCTTCGTCTGCTAAATGTATTTTTAACAAACTTAAAATTTCTTCTTCTGTGTATAGTTTCATGATTTGTTTATTGTTGCTCATTTGTTACCTCCTTTGATTTCAGTTAGTTTTTCTTCTATGCATTGTTTTTGATACTCAAGATGCAGTATTTCTGAGTGTTTTTTGATTACTAAATACGCATTGTCTAATAATTCTTTTTCTTGTTCTGTTCGCCATCCTGTTTTCACAATGCACAGCGCATCAATTATCGATAGTTCTTTATTGTTGCTCATTGTTGCCTCCTGTGTTACGAACAACACCCAGATAAATAAAAGCATACATAATACCCAATACTGATAAGATAAGTACCGAATAAAATACTGCGTCAATTCTAGCGATTGCCCAACCAAGTAATAGTATTAATAATAAAATTGCTGATGTTGTTCTATGTATTTTCATACTTTGTTTATTGTTACTCATTTGTTATCTCCTATGTGAATTAAATTTTTACAATTTCCTTTGTGGGCAAATAATGCACTTCGGTCATAATCTCCCATAAAATACTCACATCCTTCAATCTCCACTACTTTTAATTGTGTAGCACTTACCCCAATTTTGACGCTGTGTTGAGTTGATTTTGTTGTTGTTGTTGGTTCCTCGCAACTACTTACCATTCCGATAAGTAATGTTGCTAATATTAGTTTTTTCATACTTTGTTTATTGTTGCTCATTATTGTTTCTTTTTCCATAAGTTCTTTAAGTTCTTTTTTTCTTTGTTCTCTTAATTGTTCTCGGTTTTCAATACGCCATTTGTTTTTCGCTATTGAATCGGTTTGGTATGCTTTAGCAAGTAGGTCTTTGATTTTGTCATTCATTGTTACCTCCTTGTATTTTATTACGCATCCAAGTTGCACCACCTAAATAAGATACATCGTAAGGGTCAAATTCGTCAAACTCCATACCATCCAACTCCATCATTTTTTTAATCTCCTCATCACTTGGTAGTTCAATGGGTGTTAATCCTGCCAATACTTCATCTGTTGAACGCCCATCACTTAATTCAATTGCTCTTATTACTTGTTCTTCTGTGTAAAGTTTCACTGTTGTTTGTTGTTTATTGTCCATATCCCAAATCCTTTTTAACCGATGATTGTTTGTCTTGGCGTTGGTTGTATTTCTCACCACGTAGAAATTCATACTCTTCTTGGATCTTCCTACGTAAACGAACAATGCTCTCGCAAGACGATAATTTGCCTTGCGATAACATCTTAAAAAAGTGAGTCGTGGGTAAATGTGTTGGCGATCCTTGTTTCTCCATTTGTTCTGCCCATATTGTGGCGATCAACAATTGATCGTTATCTCGCATTTCGGGATATTGTCTTAACAATTTCAACACAGCTAGTGTGACTTGTTGTTTCATTATCGGTAATTCAGAAAGACCAATCATAGTAGTAATTTCTAACTCCAAAAATAATGTTTATTTTTTTGCTTCTGCGGATTGTACGATAATTGGATTCATCGTTATGCAGTTTTTGTATCTCATCGTTACGCTCCGATGGGGATATGGTTTCATCAGCATACAAAGCATCGTACCTGGCTTCTGCGGATTTGGTAAACACACGCTCTTCGTACGTTTGTTTCCACACTCCGTTTTTCCAATTGAGTTCTTGCAATATGTTGGTTTCTACGGATTCAATAATCCAATTTTGATGCCCCATGCCTCCTTCTTTGGTATTATCAAAACGATAGTCACAAGCACGGATCAAACATTTACGTTGATCATCAGATACCCATACAACATCGTATGGAGAACGATCAGTCCAATGTAAAATTGTAGCCCCTTTGTTGACTACGGGTGGGGTGGGACAACCACTCATCAAGTGATTCATTAAAGATCCCGTTTCAGTTCCTAGTTTCATAGTTTTTAATTTGTTCAGTAAATATAGTATTTATTTTTGTAAAAGAAAAAATATTTAACCAAAAATTTAATTTTTTTGATCGGTCTTGTAACGTTGGTAAAAATGCGCCCATACTGGGATCACTTTAGACATATCTACGGGAGGGCTAGGAACAGAACGTGGAATAGCGTTCCAATGATACAATTTATCTTCTTCTTCTAACGCCTTAGTTCGGTGTTCATAGTACTTGAGTACTTCCAAGTGCATATCATGCAACTGGGTGTGGTTAAAAATCATTTTATCGACATGTTCATGAATATAACGATACTGCACTTCAAGTAACTTCAATACAAGTTTAACATCATTGCTACGATAGTACGCAACAAATTCATCATACAATCGGTGATACGTACGTTGCGATAATTCAAGTTCTTCTTGATCACTTAATACTTTACTTTGTATCATACGTGCGGGTTGTGGAGGATATGGATGCTTAATCAAATTATCTTTTACGCATTTTTTAATGATCTGCGATACAAAGTAGGCATTGATACGGCGTGGTCGGTTAACATCGACATCGCCCTGCATCCACAATTCAAACGCCCATGTCAAAATACGTGCGTCATAATTGCCGTGGTTCTGCTTGATAAAATCAATCATCATTATCAATGATTGTTCATCTTGCGGTGGATCAATGTCTGACAATACACAGAATTTTTGTACATCAGCAAAGATTTCTTTTGGAGTTAGTTCTTTTAATTGTTTCATATATCGGTAAATTTAATACTACAAAAACTTTTGCCCAAACTGCGACCACTTATCGTCTTGTTTTTTGTCAAGTTGATAAGGAAGTTGATCTTCCCATCTTCTTTGGTTTAGATACGTGCTAAAATGCGGAATAAATGCCTTTTTGTTTGCATCAAGGTGGTGCTTGATATATATCGGCACGTGGGCGGCGGCGGAATCTTGATCTTTTTTACTTAATCGTATAAAGGATTTGTAAGAACTTACTTTATTGCCAATACGACCATATAACTTCCATACAATTTCAAAGTCACGTTTAGTTACTTCTTCATTAGTATTTATATTAGTATCTATAATACTAGTATCTATGGGTGAAATATATTTCGTGGGGGGGGGTGAAATATTTTTCATGGGGGGTATGAAATTAATTTCATGGGGGGATGAAATATTTTTCGTCCCTACGAATTGGATCGCCATGCGAATAATACGCTGATTTTGGTTTTTGATCTCAATCTTGATAAGATACATATCACGCAACTTGGATAACATTTGCTGGATACGTCTTGGTGAACAATCTAAAATCTTGGCAAGGTATTCATTACCTGCATAACATCCGTCATTGCCATCGAGTGAGTACAACTCAGCCCACAATAATTTTTCTAAAGGTGCGAGAGATTCATTGAGCCAAATTTCTTTGGGTATCCAAACACCCGTGAACTTGTGATTAATTTCCATATATTTGTATCAGTTTTTAGTTTCATATACTTAATTTGACAAACAATGAGGGGGGCTTTGATACCCCCCTTTTTGTTAGTTCTTTTTGATAACAACGCTATCACGATTAGGTGCATATTTAGCGGGTAAAATTAATTCCCCGTCATCTTGGAGTAAAATTTTGTTATGAACGGATTGTTTATAAGCATCTTGCGATTGTTTCTCTAACATCTTGATCTGTTCTTTCAACGATACAATCTCAGGGATATGGTCATAACTATAACGACCTCCGCCTTGACGTACTTCAATCGTATACCCATTGTAACTCTGTTTGTTGTAGGCAATGGCTTGGTTCATTACTTCGTCAACAATCATTTCTTCTACTTGCTCAATTTTTTTCTTCAAGTTCTTGAACATAATGTGGACGGATAGCGGATCAATGTCGCCATCTTTTACCATACGCCCGAATCCCTCAACATCGAGTTCTAAATTGTTTGTTTGTACAATCATCTCTATCTTGTTAAAAAGGTAAGTCATTGCTATTGAGTGGTCTAAAATTACTCAAAGTATCAGTACCAGTGATCACATATTGTTCAAAAATTTGTGCATACGATAACACTTCTTGCAATTTAATGTTGCCATTGATCGCGAGGTCACCCGCTACTTTCAATACGCTCATACGTGTAATACGCTTATCAGTTTCAGGATCTTTGACTTTTGCAGGAAACGCAGTTGGAGGTTGTTGAACAATTGGCTTGATCTTGTAGAACATCTTGCCGTTGTACTCTTTGCCATCAAGTGTGTACATCATGCTCTCGCCGATTTTGAACATCGTTTGTTCGGCTTTCTTACTTAGGTACTCACCTACATCTCCATTTTCAAATTCTACTTCAAATCGGTATAACATACCATAGTTTGAGTTCCACGTCCCGTTGGCAGTTGCTCGGGTTACTTTACTTGTTTTTTCCATTGTATATTGTTTTTAGGTTCAAATCCCATTTTTGTCAAGATTTCAAATTGCTTCTCTAAACTGAGAGCGTCTCGATAGTAGTTAAACTTCCAACTAGCAACAGTGTTGTAGTTAGCACCCGTGCGGTCTGCTATCGTACGATTGTCGATAGTAAAAATGTCATTCATTGCTTGATCTGTGGATAGTATATCATTCTTCATATTTTTCTATAATTACATATTCATGTCCAAAGTATTCATCGAATACACGATACGCATACTTCATGTCGTTTTGCATTTTACGTATCATTTCATCAATACGCTTACGATGCCATCCTTTGGATTTTGCTAACACTTCGCTACGTGCAATCATGTACCAAGGGTTGCCCATCGGACCACCTAGGTCAATTACATATTTTTTATTGATCATCATCTTCATCTTTAACTGCCCACGTCTCTGATCCACGTGTAAAACATCTTAATACTTCAATCCAATCAATTTGCTTGTATGCTGAGTTCCATAACGCAGTATGCAGTGGGTACTTATCATAATTGGTGTTCTTGAGATACCACGTATCAACATAGCCACGTATGGCTCTAACACGTTCATCCATGTGCTTGGGGCTATTGGCGATATCGATAACATCGTCAACAAATTTGTGGTTCTCTCGTAATTCAGCGATCACGAGGTAGGTTTCATAGTTGCAATTTAGTTGTAGTTTCATATCGGTAAAGGTACTATTTATTTTTGTAAAAAGCAAATTTATTTTCTATAATGTGATTGTAAACTGCGGACTTGGTAAGGGTACGCAAATCGTAGTTCTTCGGATGCTAACATAACTTCCACGGATAATTTGTGAGTACACGGACATAGGTTGTATCCCATAAACTTGACAATGTATTCATGCCCGTCACCCCACAATGCAGTGTACCCAATCTTGTTCCCCTTCTTGAGGGATTTGATCCACGACAATTCATGTGCATCGTACTTGAATATATCAAGCCATCCTTCTTGTTCAATATTCATCATGCGTGTTTTTCGTGTGCTTCAATATCTTCTACCCATTTGTAGATCTCATTCATGTCAGCAAAACAATCAAGTTGCTCTTCGTATTCAGTGCCGTTGTAACTATCAGTATAAAGCACAAATATGTCGCTCTCACATAGTAGGCAATTGATCGGCATGAATAAACATACGGGATAATCTTCAAGCCACAGATAAGTGTATCCTGAATTGGGATTAACATCGCAGATCCCGTAACCATTAAGTTTCCAATTCAATGTTGACTTGGCAACTTTGCATAAATAGAGGGCTTTCTCAGTTTCCCATTCGCCCATGTTGTTAAAATTGATTTCCATAGTTTCTTTTTGTTTAATTTGATATCCCAAAGATAATTGTATTTTTGAAAAAATAAAAATAAAGGATCTAAAAAAAGGGAAATAATCCCTTTATTTAGTGAATGAACTTATTTGTTAGTAAGTGACTTTAACATTTCGATCAACCTAGGACAAGGGTAAACATCTGCTTTATCAGGACGAACTGAGTTATGGGTATACACTCCCGCTTCGTTTTTCAACGCTCTTTTAGTCACTACCCAAATATCTTCATTGTACTCCAATGGGATCGCATACTTCTCATTCCAAAGGATCAACAAATCTTTAATCGATTCTATCTGCTCATCGGTATACTTATGCCATAACTTATACCCTTTGTACGCAGTTGCAAGTTCAGTAACTTGATCTGCGGGTATTTCCCCACCCACATAGTTGTAATACTTTGTGCCTTTTTTGGTGATAGGACCCCAGTTGCAAACCTCAATACCAATGGATGTTCTATCCAAAGGTAGGTACGGGCAACCATGACCCATGAAATGCTTTGTGCCTAACCCTAAATGGTACGCCCAATACTCACTACTAAACCCTTGAACGATTGTGCCGTCTGTTGAGATGGCAACGCAAGTGGCAACCTTGTTGGCAACCTTTTCCCAATAGGCAAAGGTTTGTTCACCGCTTCCGTTTCCCGCGGTGTGGTGTAAATACACCTGGGTCTTTTTAACCGCTTCGCGATTGTATGCCCTAAATGGTACTTGTTTAATTTTCATCTTGTTTCTTTGATGCTCCAAAATAGAATGATACTACCATAGTAACGATGGATGTAACCCCACCCGCAATGGTAAAATAAATGTCCTTTTGATCCGTTGGGAAATCCCAAAAGATAATTGAAAATAAGATGGCATAACTCAATGCCAAAATTAGAATGGCTACAATGCCCGTTACATTTGCTTTGAATCTGTCCATTATCCTTGACCCCTTGAAATCTTTTTTGATTTGTGTTTATTGATGTGCTTGGTGTGTCTGCCCAACTTTCTTTTGGGTTTCACACGGAATGTCGATACATTACTTTTAACCTTGGTTGCCATTATTTGATTCCGTTTAATCGCATCATGTTTGCAATGGATGCGGTGTCCATACCTACCAAAGAAGTATCAACGCCCATGAACATCATCGTGGTTGCCATTGCTTCAATCTTTGATTCTGCCTTTGCTACTTCTTTTTCCAATGCCTTTTTTTCTTCCACCTTTGCCTCAACCATCTTTGCGTTCATCGTTTGAGCCATTTTGGTGACTTCTCCCGCACTTTGTAGGTTTTTTGATACCTTGCTAAGCAAAGCGTCTATTTCGTCAATCTGTGGGCTTTGTTTTGCGGTCGCAGTTGTGAATATATAACCAGTGATAAACAATGCACTAAATACGATTAAAAGATTTTTCATAGTTTCTTCATTGTTTGCATGATGCGGATTTCGGTCATGGTTGCCGCCAAACATGAATCCGACTTTTTAAGGGCGTATGTGAGTTTGTCAATCTTGGCATCCAAAACTTCTATCTTTTGGTTTGCCTTTTCAATTTGTTCTTTATAGCCCGAACGAAGGTCAAAGTAAAGATAAGAAACAGCCAACAGCATACAAAAAGCAACGGCAGCAATTGGGTTTTTGCGAAATTGTTCAAACGACACTGGCAAGGCATTGGGTTTCGGTGTAGCCATTATATTACGGGATCAGGAACGATACAATATGGTGAATCAGGATATTTATCGCAGAAAGTTTTAAGGTAAAGCGAGTCATCCCCCGAAAAAGTATGCACCCCGCACGGATTTGGGAACACCTCAAACGGGGCAAAACTTGCGGGGGGTTCTGAATAGAACAGAATATCCACCGCCCATTTGTCGCTTTGCTTTGTGCAAACGGGTTTGTCATCAACTTGCCCCCACTCTAAACAAATAAACCCAATTTCAACAAC